AAACAATCGGGAAGCCTTTTTGCATATATGAAAGAGCATAAAAAAGGAACGCCCCGAAAAAGAGCGTTCCCCCAAGCTAATCACGATTGAAATAATCGGAATAAACAGCGATTTCAGTAAAAATACCATTATTATTACCGACGATTTTAACGGAAGAAATTTTCTTATTTGAAATAGTCCCGAAAGAGATTAAATCGGTAAGGTCCTCGAAGTTATAGCCTGAATAGATGCAGTAATGCGCCAAAGACTGACGGCAGTTAAACCTGTCACGATAGACAAGAGCGTCCTGAGGAGAATAAAGGAACTGCTTGTCGAGGTCGAAAAATGAATGACGAACAATATTAAGGTCGCAAACATAGGAATCAGAAAGCTCGTAAACACCGTAAACGCCGTCGAAATCAGCCATATGGTAGTGACTTTTCATACGTCTTGTATCACGTTTTTTGCCACGTTTAAGGAGCATGGTGTCAGGGTATTCGAAAGAATTCGGCTGAGGAACAGGAGTAATTCTCACAGTATTGGTATCTCTGATAAAAGGATAAAAGCCGTAGAGCTTGTAGCCGAGATTAGCAACGCCCTCCCACATATTAGAGCCTGATTTAACATAGATGTAGTTGCTCGTATCGGAGTTATCCTCGTGGGTGACATACGGCAGGGTATAGAAGCTGTCCATAAGAGAGTTAAAGGAAATATTTGTTTTAATTCCGGGTTCAATCTGGTTGAGGCATAAAAGAGAAGTAAATCCGCGGGAAGAAATTTTGCAGAAGTTTTCACCGTATTCGGAATAAAAGTCGATAACATCCGCAATACCGTGGTGGATACATTTTTCGTCAGCGTAAAACAGGATTTCGCTGATGTTGTCAGCCTCAAACGGCAGAGCTTTGAATACAGCTGAAAGGGTTGTATAAGGCATATAGATATCTTTTTTAAAGACGAAGCTTAAAATCTGAGTGATATCGAAATTACCGCCGTTTGCATCACGCAGAATAATTCTAGGAAGCATTGGTATTGACCTCCTTAATCGGAGCAGGAGTAATAAACTCAAGCTTAAAGTCGAAGAAGCCGTCAGAGTTATCCTCGCAAACCGAAGAAATAAATCTACATGAATCGAAGGTGATATTTTTGTAAACGATATCAAGGGATAAGCCTGAGCGTATTGCAGAGTCTGCAAAGAGAGCGAAATTAATACCGTCCTCACCGTAAATTCTTCCGCTTAGAAAAAGTACGGTACTTTTAAGGCGATGCTTAGTGTAAACAAGCTCATCTCTCAGAGTAGTACCCTCGGCAATGGTTTTAGAGCTTGATATGCGTATTTTCTCGGCATAAACGGTGAAATCGCCGATATCAACGGGAACAGGATTAATTCCCTGCGAAATGATATTCAAGAAGCCACACTCCTTTCGAAAGAGCAGATACCCGAAAGCTGAATTTTAGTGTTCAAAGCAATTTCGCCGAAGCTTTTTTCGGATTTAAGAGAAAGAACCTTAACCTCGTCGCAGATAAAAGTCGAAGAAGCAAGCCTTTCAAGAACAATACTGCTGAAAAAGTCGTAAAGCTCAGAAGCACCGCAGCGTTGCGGAGCCTTAATGCTTATGTCGGCACAAGCTTCAAACGGAAAGCATATATGCCCTTGAGAACGAACAGGCTTTTTAAGGTTTAAGCTGTCGATACCGACAATGGTAACGATTTTTTTCGGCATATTTTCAACAGGCTGATTGCCGAAGGCTGAGAATACATAATTTACATCTTCGCCCTTAATGCAGTTTATAATCTGAGAAATAACCGTATTAATCATAATGGAAAACTACTCCTTTCCAAAGCAGGCGAAAACGAAGCTGTCGGAAGCGATAAGCTCATGGCAAAGGCTCATATAATTATACATAAGCTTTTCAGCGTATTTCAAAGTACCGCTGTTTGTATCGGAAACAAGAGCCTTTCCCGAAGCAGTAGCCTGAGTTCTGTCTTTGGCGGATTTAATCTGTGCAAGTCTGAAATTTGCAATAGAAGCCGCAAGAAAATCAAGACGAATATCGTCCTTGTCAGCACCCTCAACGAGCATTTTCTCTGTTTCGGAAATAGCAAGAACGATTATCGGCATAAACATTTCGTAATCTTCTTCGCCCGAGAACATAGTAAAAAGTGATTTAACTGAATCAATATGCATATTAACCTCCTTAAAAAATCGGGCGGAGGTTAATCCGCCCATAAATTTATACCGAAAAGCCGTCAACAGAATTGTTATCGTCGGTCGAAAGCTGAGATAGAAATTCTGTTGATTTATTTTTTTCGAGTTTTCTTTTGAAGCCGATAAGCTCGTCGGTATTCATAGATACAGAAAGTGTTTCGGCTGATTTAGCAAATTCCTCACCGCCGCAGAAAAAAGCAAGCCTTATAATATCGCGTCGGATATCCTCCTGAGCATTTTTAAGAGCAGTAATATCTGCATGATGTGAAGAGTAGTGACTTTCTTCGGAAAAATGCTTTGTAACACCTGCATTGATCTGTGCTGGAACAGCAACGAAGCTCCATTCATAAGCGTCGGTAATATCATCTAAAATGATGTGACAGGGCTTGCCGTTGTAATTTTTTCCCTTAACGTGATTACAGCCTTCAGCAGATTTATCCTTATCACATACCGAGCATATACGCTTTCCTGCCGAACAGGAGATACTTACCTCTTTTTTAATACCGCCGTCGATTTCAGAAATAAGGTCCTTGTTTGCATCTGTGCGAATCATATAGACAGAAGCTTTGAGATATTCATATGGCTCACCGTATGAAGTAAGACGCTGATTATCAGTAACGAGCTGTGTATCAAAAATTCTTGCAAGCTGGTTTTCGGATTTTGCATTGTGGTCGGTTATACCTGTTTTGCCGACAAAAAGTGTTTGAAGCTTACAGAGTGCTTTGTGAGAAAAGCGCTCTGTATCTCTGTCGATTTCGTTATCACAGAGAATAACGTCGAAGATATAAACCTCATCGGCAGAGAAGCTTCTGCGAGTAAAGCTGTTTATTTTAGAAAGCTGATTATTCTCCATAATAACCTCCGATTATGCAGAAATCGTAAGAACCTTAACAGCGTCAGCAGTAAGCTTTCTGAATCCGCAGTTTACAGAAACAGCAATGCAGTCGAGCTGACGATTAATAAGCTTATCGGTTTCCATAATAAAGTCAGAGCTTGTAATAAGCTCAAGAGCGAAATCCTTGTTAAAGCCGATAACGGTATCGTCATCAACAGCACAAGACTTGAAAAGTTCTGCACCAAACGGTAAATATGTCTTGCCGTCAGCAGAAACAAATGAAGCTTCCTGCATAGCTGACATAGCAAAAATGCTTGCCGCAGTTGCAGGAGAAACAAGAACAGCATTCATATCGAAGTTGCTGAACTGACCGTAAAGTCTTGTAAGGTCACCGTAAACGAGAGAAGAAGTTGTAATAGCGTCTGTATCGTCAGTAAGAGCTGTAACAGCCGCCGCCATAACAGAATTTGCAAGCTTAATACCGATACCTCTGAGCATAACAGCAAAGACATCAAGACGCTGTTGTCTTACAGCCTCATAAGAAGCATTGATAATTCTGCCGTACTTGAGCAGAGTTGTAGCAGAAGTATTTTCTGTAACAGAAGATTCGGGAAGAGCAGTTCCCTCAGCAGTAGTAGTGTAAGGAGTAGCGTCGTCAAGCAGACAGCCGATATATGTGTTGCAGTCACAGCTGGTTTTAGCCGCTACAATACCGCCGAGAATAGCTTCATCAAAGCCTTTCTTTATAGAGCGTCTGAGAAATTCAGGGAAAAGCACAGCACTTTCTGTTGTAGTAAAGAATTTTTCAACCGTATCGCAGTTTTTACCTGAAACCTTAATATCGAAGCGCTTGAGCTGTCTTTCGTAAGCGTCGAGTCTGGAGAGAGGAGAATTCTCATAAGCTGAAGACGGGTCGAGAGCTTCAAGAGCCTCGGTAAAGCTTTTTCCGCTGAGATTATAAAGTCCTTTTTCAAGTCTGATTTCGTTATACATAAATAAACCTCCAAAAATTAAATATTGTTTGCAAGACGATGTTCGATTTCACTTGCCTGTGCATTTTTAAGTCTGGCTTCGGCAAGCTCCTTTTCGTCCTGAAGATTAATGATTGACCATTCAACACTGCACGTTGCCATACTTCCTACAGAGCGCAGATAAGCGTTTCCTACAGAGCATATAACAGGAGTCATAAGACGTCGGTAATACTCAAGCTCAGATGTAAGAATATCCGCCTGCTGAGCCGACATACGCTCAGTAGATGACCAGTTCAGCCCTAACAGAAACGGTGGTATTGAAAGCTTTGCGATAATCTGTTCAAGAAGCTGACGGACGGGTATTTCGGTATTGTAAAGCTGATTTTCAGCACCGATAACCTTTATATCGACATCACCTACAGCAATAAAGTCTTTAACCTGACCGTATTTTGCTGATGTCATACCGTCTGACCATTCCTTAGCAATCTGAATTGCACGTTCTTTTGCAAAGCTTCTTTCACCGCTGTCAGACGGCGGCTTGTAGGTAACAGCATAGCGGATATTTCCCGCACGGTCGAAATTCTGACCGATACACTGATAAATGCGGAGTAAAATTCCGCTTAAAGCAGGAAGTCCGTAGAGCAAGGATTTACCCTTTCCCTCAGAAGTACCGAGAGAGGTGAATAAAATTCTGTCAGGACGTTTTATGCTTTTGTAGCTGTCACCGCATTTTAAGCGATAGCATCTGTCAACAGGAGTTTTTCCTCTTACAATTTCAAGGTTATCCGTCCTGCCGATATAAAGTCCTGAGATTTCATTGGAATTTTCGTCGATAATCAGTTCGCCGACAGCACTTCCGTAAGTAAGCAGATTATCAAGATAACAGTCGGTAAAGGAGTAAACAGATTTTCCCGCGATACCAACAGGAACATTATCGAGAAAATAATCAAGAACACTTTGAAGATTATCGTCTGAGCAAATAACCCTATAGCCGCCCGTAAGCCTTACGATTTTCATAAGTGCCGCATCAACAATCGGAACAGCACTTCTAAGACGCTCATAAAGCTCGTATTCATATTTGTGAGTACATTCGGGAAGCGGAAAAAGTTCCTTTTCATCACGAAAGGCTGTATGAATTTCAGGCGAAACCAAAGAGGACTGTTTATCCTTTTTGTTTTTGAAGAGCTTCATTTTTCCTCCTTAAAAAATATTTGAACGGTGGTTATAAAAAAACGGCTTTTATCTTAAAACAGAACCGACAAAAAAGTCGTCATTGTCTTTTTCTGTAAGCATTTCGGAAACGAAGTATCTCAAATCGTCCATAGCGTGGTCGTTTTCCTTTACAGGAACATCACCGCCTGCTTTCTCGTTCCAGCAATAGAGTGAAAACTCTCTTAAAATGTCGGTACAGTTTTTGTGGAATAATATTTTATCCTGCTTCAAAGCGTCGCATACTCTGCGGATACCCGTAATAACGTCGTTATCAGCTTTTACCGTCCTGAATTTTGCGTGCCTGTGGATACACGCAATGAAGCTTGCGGCTGAAGGGTCGACAATAACTTTTTCAATGTTTAAATTACCCGCAAGCTTTTCAAGCTCGGCATAATGCTCTTCATCTGTCCGCGCAATGCCTTCTTTTTTTGAGGAGTAATAATATTCCTTTAATCTGTACCATTTGTCGCCGCACTGTCCCCAAAGACCGAACGAGGAAGGATTAACCGTCCCGTAGTCGCATGAGATGACAAAACGTGTGCATTTAATATCCTTATCGAAAATATGTCTGTCCTTATCGAACATGGTGTAAACAGCACCGCTTGCGGCAGTCCATTTTCCGAGAACAAATCGCTCGAAGAAGGCGCCCGAATAAAGACGGCTGTAACGTGCCTTTACCTCAGTGGAAAGTGCAGGATTATCGTCCATAGTGAAATGAATATACAGAGCCTTTTTTTCATCGGCTTTTTTAATCCATTCGCAATAGAACCAATGATAAGGATTTTCAGGGTTGCAGTTGAACCACATTTTAGAGCCTGAAACAGAGCATCTTGCAATAGCCTGCTCAACGAAAGAGCGAGGCATAAGAGCGACCTCGTCGAGAAAAACACCCGAAAGAGTAATTCCCTGAATAAGTGAAGCGGAAGACTCATCCTTACCTCCGAAGAGATAGAACCTGTTGACTCTGTTTCCAAGACTGATTTCAAAATAGTTCTTGCTTACTTTTTCGGTGCAAACGAACCCGAGGCTCCAGAGCATGTCAATAAGCGGATTTACAACGTTTCTTTTAAGTGAAGTAACAGTTTTACCGCATATTGCAAAATAGCCTCCGTTGAAGCTTGTCATAGCCCAGCTTACAAAGCCGAGTGACATTGAAAGTGTTTTTCCGCTTCTTACAGCACCGTCGCAAATAATAGCGTCATAGCGGCTGTATTCAGGCTTTGTCCACCATTTCAGAGTAAGCTTCTGCTTTTGAGAGAGCTTATCAATTTTCATTATATTCGTTCTCCGAATTGTCGTCAGCAAGAGCAAGTAAAAGACTTGCGGCATTTTCAGCGCTGTCAGTCGAATTCAAGAATTCGAACATTTTTTCAAGAGCCTTCTGTCTGTCGAAAAGCTTTACCTCAACACCGCCACCCTTAACACGCTTCACCTCAGAAACATTAAAAAGGTCAAGACGAGAAATGACATCGGCAGGTGGAAGCTCTTCTGAGAAAACGAGATAAACAGCGTCGTTACAGCTTCCGAAAGCAAGACGTTCAAGTCCCGAAAGAATTTCTGCACTTTTTACAGCAGAAACAGTACGAAGCTGAGATATAATACGCTGACATCTTACTCGTTTAAGACATTCAAGACCGTCCTTCAGAGCTGTTTCAGACGGAAACCCTGCCTTTACAGCAGACTCTCTTACGTTTCCGAGCTTCACATAATTACAGCAGAACAAAAGCTGTTTTTCATTCAGTGAGTTCTTCAATAGCATAACCTCCTTTAATTCGGGTGAGCAGCTTCATAAAAAAGAACCTGCCAAAACCACCGTTCATAAGTAGTCTGAAAAAGCACATAATGTAAACGAAAACGTAAACATTTTGAAAAAGTTTTTTTCAAAATCAGCATATTATACAGATAAGCGTTTAAAGAAACATATGTTTGTTGTATAAATGAACGAAAAACTGTCAGGCAAAAAATTTTCCCGACAGTTTATATAAATAAAAATCGGCACCACACAAATAATGTGCAGTGCCGCAATAAAATTTCAATCAGATTGCTGTGCAATCTCGTTTTCGACAGCGATACTTTTAAAGTAGTGCTGTATCCGTTGGAAGCTCCTGCAATAAGTGTAAATGCAAGAGAAGCGGCAATTAATTTTTAATGTTCATGAAAATACCTCCTGAAATAAAAATTTTTTTATAAACTCAGCAGGCTTTATTTTTGTATCAGCCATAAAAAGCCTTAAAACCCGTATAAAAGTCGAATGATGATGTTTTTTGTGTGAGCTTATAATAAAAAAATAATATTTATACTGGACAAATTAAACAAAATATGATATACTTATATTAACAAATACTTCTCCGTTGCCTTGCGGTAAAAAACGGTGAAGCAACAACATTGTAAGAATTGTAATGAAATGCGGTTCTTTTAAAGAAAGGATTTAATATGCTGCATGAAAAATCATGTGGGGCTATTGTATACCGTAAATCACACGGGAATATTGAAATTCTCCTAATTCGGCATATTAACAGCGGTCATTGGTCGTTCCCGAAAGGTCACGTTGAAGCAGGTGAATCAGAAGTTGAAACTGCAAAGCGTGAAATTATGGAGGAAACCTCTATTGATGTTATCATAGACCCTACATTCAGAGAAACCGTAACCTATTCACCCCGACGCGATACTTCAAAGGTTGTCGTTTATTTTCTTGCGAAAGCGAAAAACGTTGACTATGTCCCTCAGGCAGATGAAATTTCTGAAATCAAATGGGTGGATATAGTTCACGCAAATAATATTCTGTCGTATGAAAATGATAAGAATATTGTAACTAAAGCCAGAATGGCGATAAAAGAGAGTATCTGAAAAAAACGGACTTGTTTTAAGTCCGTTTTTT